TAACAATGATCAATTCAGAGGGATCACACACGATGCCACAGAAGGAGGCATCTGAAAAATGGTTTTTACGTTCGAATTCCAACTTCAAACCCAAACCATCGATCAAATCCTGTGAGACTCCAACGTCTCGACAGATGCCATCATCACCCTCAACAAAACCCTGAAAATATTGGTCGGTCACAGTCGCTAACAATTCAGCTGGCATGTGTGGTTGCATAGTGCGGCAAACAAGGTAATTCATGATTAGCAGATTCAACATGCCATTAGCAGAAGAAGTCCACAAAGATCCCGACATCAACCGTTGATCCACACGAGCTCGCAAACATGACATGACAGTAAGATTGGAACCTAGAACTAGGCGTGAAATCAATCGACGCTCAGCGTTCGTACCAACATTGCGTGACATGTGCATCAACCAATAATACACGATGCGTGAATAAACACCACGATGGTGTGCCTCAAAAGAAGAAAAATCAGTTTCCATTACAGGATTGCTCGCAAAGCACCGCTCCAACTTGGAGGGCCAGGTGCTTGGGTCAGATCCCTTGACGAAAGCTGGATGAGAGGAGAAAGTTTTCTTATCTATCAAGTATACCAACCATCCAAGCCAAGCCTTAGAAGCATCAGAGGGTGAATTGATGACTCGAGGATTCTTGGGCTCTGGATATGGCTCCCTTTTCAGGAAGCTCTTACTGTTTGGCATCTGTCTATCTGTATAAAACCGTTCGACGCGTTCCCGACGAAGCATCTCACGGCGACCCTCATTGTACGGACACCTTGCCAGCCACTCCTCTACTCCAACCAACTCACCGGGAGCAAGGGGAACAAAGAAATGTCGAATGAAAGAGGTGGCAAAAGTGTAGAAATCATCGGCAAGTTCAACACGAGGCATGTCTCTTGCGTACCGGTGCATGACACCCGCGATTTGATTTCCAACATCAAGAGGATCAGGAAAATAAGAAATGTACAGGGGCTTGTGAGCGAATGGATCCACAACACACATCGGCCCAATACACGCCACAAAACGATTTTTGATCGATCGTCCGTGTTCGCTGACATGGCGAAGTCGTATAGAAAGTGAATCAGTCGGATGTTTGGTCTCGACGTCAAATTCCCCGACAGTGTAGCCGATAACGAGGTGTCGAGACCCTCGGTCGGCATGAGAAAAGACGGTAACACGTGCTGCTTGGTAAACAACTTCGAAAGCATAACAATGGACAATGCCTCAGACACACCAGTAGAATCAGTGTGGTCCAACCATTCTGGATGGTTGGCCTGACGCCGGAAGCGATCATAAGAGAGCAAATTGGTTCGCAGTGACATCTTGATGTCTGCAAACGTCGCAACGCCTGAAGATAACATCAGAGTAAAATCGACCAAACCCAAATCACGACGGATAATGGGATGATTGCTCAACATGGAAATCCAATTGTTCTGTCGCCGCTGCACCAACGCAGTGGCTTGACGCCAATGGGGTTGATGCAGTAACTCCGTCTTCCGATTGAAACCATTACGCTGATCCAAGCGGTCCCGCAATCTGAAATCAAGATCATCAACCTCAGAAAAGGTGACAACCCATATCTCAACAGGACTATTCTCAAACACAAGCCGTTGGCTGAGCGTAGTGCCCTCGGCAGTAACTGCTCCGAAGAAGAGTTCATCAAACTCCAATCCAGAAGCAACAACCTGCCTCACGGCCATCCCCAAGCAAAGAGCTTGGAAAACCAGGCCGGGGAAGCTCTGAGCCAACAACATGTGAACGACGGTGAAGGTGGCTGTTAGCAATGTATGATTTAACCACTCCTCCATCAAAAACGTCGACGAGAACATGAACAGCGCAACACGAATGGGCACACTTGAAAGTCCAAGCAACCAACAAATCCAGACGATGATCGTTGTGAAGTAAGACACAAACGTTGATCGAAGAACTTTAGATGCGAACCACGTCAATGTGGCAACAGCCACTGGCTGAGGAATCACACCACGTTGGAGACTCTGACGGACGTCTGGGGGGACATCCATCTCCGCAACGAGATGATGCATGTTTCCAAGCTCACAAATGAAGTAGTACACAAAAGGCTCTCTTGGTGGAAGGTGCGGGAGCACAGGTTGTGCTGGACCGTCAGGAACAACAACATCATCACTCACATTGGAGTCGCGTTCATGTCCAACAAAACGATTGACACGAAAAGCTCCTGCTTCTGTGGTGATCTCAGATGGGTTGTCATCAATCTCATGCTCAGCATTCGCAACATCCCAGTCCAGGTCAATGGCATGCAATGCGGCTGCAACGCCCATGCCCTCAGCGACATTGGCGAGCAACTGCTGCTCATCAACTCTCTCAGCTTCTTGCTCAAGCTGGTTTGGGTTGAGAGCCTTTGGAGGGCCAGGGTTTGGCTCAATGCCCTCTCGCTGGAGCTCAAGCTTGGAGCGATGCTCACGCGCTTTCTGCTCAAGGGCATTTGCTGCATCATCAATCTTAGCAGCCATCCAAGACATCCATGAACTGGACTTCTCCAAAACTGTGGTGACTACCTGTTCAACGTGCTGCTCTAGCTTGGCCTGGCCGGCAGCACGCGCTTCTTTAACAGTGTCTTTCAGGTCGACAATCTTCACCGCCGTCGCACCTGTGGCCTCAATGGCTGCATTGCGAACTACTTCTGCAGTCGCACTCACAGCCTCAGCCGACCACTCAGCAGCAGGGCGAACATCATACTCAACAACGGCATTGGTGGCCTTGGTAAGTTTCTCAAGTGCGATGGAGGTGGTTGAATCTGCAACTCCGCCAAGATGC